CAGCGCCTCCCGCATCCGAAGTGACGATCAGGGAGGCGCTGCCGCTCTCGCCCTTGCCGGTGCGGATGCTGAAATAGATGTAGGGCACGATTACGTCGCTGCCGGTACCGTACTTGATCTTGTGCGACAGGGCAAAGTCCTGAAAATCGTCACCCACGCAGCGGTTTCCGCTGATGGAAAAGGTGCGCTGGGTACCGGTCTTACTGGTCACGGTGCCGGTGCGGATGAACGCTTCGTCCGCGGTGGTGGCGTTCAGGGCACCGCTGTGCTCCTTGACGTGGTCGGCGCAGACCACCCAGTCAGTCTCCTTGCTCTGGGCGCTCTCGGTCTGGATGGCAAACACGAAGTCGTCTGCCGTCTCGATGCCGGTATAGGACGCGCTGGGCGTGATGCCGGACTTGGTAATGGCTTCTGCTACGGTCATAGCAAAACTCCTTTCATTTGGGCTGGTAGTAGGTCAGGCGCAGCTGCATCTGCATCCGGCAGCTGCCCGCGCTGCTGGTGACGATGTAGCCGGTGGAGGTGACGGCGATGCCGATGGGCTGTCGGGGTGCGGCCAGCGCGGGAAGGTGGTGGCAGTCGTTCTGCGCCAGCACCCAGTCGGTGAGCTGCTCAAAAAAGCCGCTGTTCTGGATGGCCAGCACGTCCGCCTCGCCGTACTCCCGCCGGGACAAAAAGAGGTAGTTCTTCGCCATGTCCCGCCCGGAAAAATACTCGGTCAGGACCGGGTCGCCGGGGCTGTCCTCGATGGAAAAGGCGGTGGCGTCCTCATCCAGCCCCGCAATGCGGAACGCGGCCCCGGTGGCCTCCTGCTCTTCGGCGATGAGCGGGCAGCTCTTGAGCCACGCCCGCAGGGCGGCAATGGTGGGTTTCTCGCTCATAAGTGTCCCATCCCTCCCCAGAAGGTCGTGACAGCCCGCGCACCGTAAAGGGCGAGGTGCTCTCCGACGTCCGCCAGGGCACGCTGGCCCCAGTAGGAGCCGCGCAGACCGGTCTCTCCGTGCAGGCAAGTGCCCTGCTCATGCAGGTAATACTGCTTGCGGGCGTAGGGTGTGTTATACACCAGCAGACCCTCGTCATACTTGCTGGCGAGGTTCACGCTGTTCTTCAGGGTGCCGGTGGCAAAGGGCACATAGCTGTCGATCAGCTTGGCCGCTTCCTGTGCGAGGGCATACTGTGCCTTTTGCAGAGCGGCGGTTTTCTCCGCGCCGAAGTCCGGCCGCCACGACAGCTGCATCTGGATGCCGTCTGTCTGATACCGGAACCCATCCGGCGGGTCAAACTTCGGTTTTGCCGACGGGGCAACGGGCCCGAACGGGATCATTTCGCTCATGGTCTCAGCTCCCTTCCACATGCCAGTGCGGCAGCAGCGGTTCCCGGTTGTCCGAGATGGCCGACACGGTGCAGCACAGGTGCGTTTTTTCGAGGTGGGCGTACTCGGCGGCGGTCAGGGTGGGCACCGCGCCCTGCACCAGATTCCAGCCGCGTTTCAGCGTCCAGTGCCTGCGCTTTTCGGCGGCAGGCAGCGCCGCCCACTGGGCATAGGGCAGATAGCCCTGCGTGCACAGCCCCGCCGGGATGCGCACATGGGTGGTGCGTTCCGGGTCCTTGACGGTGCCGGAGCCGGACGTGGAGCGGCATTCCCGCCAGCTGCAGGCCGGAAACACCCAGCACACCGGCGTGTCGGTCTCGGCGGCGGTGTCGTGGATGAGGTTGACCACGGTGACAGTGCCCTGCATCAGAAGCACCCCCTGTACAGCAGGCCGTGGGGGTCTGCGCCGAGGGCGGTTTCCAGCACATGCCATGCTTCCGTGCGCACCGCTGCAGACAGGCTGCTGTTTGCCGAAAAGCTCACGCTCCATCCGTCGTTGGACACGCTTGCCGCGCCCGGAGCCGCACCCACGGCGGCCTGTGCGGCAAACAGATCCACGATCTGAGCACAGGCATCTGCCAGCATCTGGCGGCAGTCCTCGCACCCGGCGGCGTGGGCTTCTGCCCGGCCAAAGGTGGCGCTGTCGATCAGGCGGGACGCCCGGCTGCACAGCACCCCGAAGGCCGCTTCCGGCACCGTACCGCCCGCCGCCTGGTATTCGTCATAGGTACAGTACAGCATGGCGGCTCCTTTCCTTAGACGTGCTTCTTGACGAGGATGGCGGCAGCCTTGGTCACCTTGTGGGCGTACACCTTGCGGCCCTGTACGGCACAGGCACCGATGTAAGTGCCGCTGCCCTTCAGGTCGTTCACGGCCACCGGCTCGGTCCACTCCTCGACCCGGGTAAACCAGTTGGGGTGACCGGCCACGAAGTCCACCTTGTCGCCCAGAGTGGTGTCCTCGAACACGTTGAAGCCTGCCACACGGCCCACAGCGCCGGTCTGCACCACGGCGTCGCCCAGGTCGGACGCCTTGATGAACTCCGGGCTCTTGAGCAGCAGGGCATAGGTGTCCGGAGACACCAGCAGCCAGCGGTCGTTGGTGGGAACGTAGGCGTTGGACAGCTGGGTGCGGGCGTCCACGATCTTCTCGTAAACGGTGGCCTTGGTCAGGGCAGCGGTGTCGTCCAGCGCGGTGCCGCCGGTGGTCAGCTCTTCAGAGGCGTCCTTTTCCATCTGCAGCGCCAGCGAGTAACCGGCGCTGTCCAGACGGTCGGCCACCAGATTGCCGGGCACGCTCTCGGCGTCAAAGCCGTCGATCAGCTCGTTCACAGCCTTGTCCTTGTCGATGGTCACGGTCAAGTAGCTGGTGTCGCCGTGGGTCATGGTGGAACCGGTCTTTTTGTTGTAGTCAGCAACGGCCACTTCGGTGTCACGCACGGGCACCTTGACCGCGCCCGCCTTGGGGGTGCCCTCGTAGCGGTTGTTGCAGATGACGCCCACGCGCTTGACGATGGTCGCGCGCAGCTTGGCGTCCACCAGTTCAGAATAACGTTCTCTTGCGGTATGAGGCATAGTTTCTTGTCCTTTCTTACAGTTTGATGGTGGGATTCAGGGTTTTAAAGGCAGCTTCCACCGGGTCGGTGTCGTCCTCGCCGTGCATGGGGTCGCCGTGGGCAGCACCGGTGGAGTAGGTGCCCGCGCTGGTCTGCCCCGCGTCCTCACCGAACGCCCAGGGGTTTGCTTTGGCGGCTTCGTCCAGCGCCTTGGCGATGTCGGCAGAGCGGTCAGCAGAGCCCTTCAGGCTGTCCACGTCCAGCAGGGCACGCACGGCCTTGACGCTGCGGCCCTTCTTGCCGAGGATGGCGGTGTCGAGGGCGTTGTCAAAGGCAAAGCCATCGGCCTGTGCCTTCAGGTCGGCCTGCAGCTTGGCCAGCTCGGCCTCGTATTCCTCCGGCTTCTTCTTGCCGTCAAAGGCGGCAAGGCCGTCCTGTGCGGTCTTGAGCTGGGCCTGTGCGGCTGTCAGCTGGGTCTGCAGGGCCGTGGCGGCGGACTTCTCCCGGTTGATGTCCGCGCCGTTCTCCTGCATGAGCCAGTTCAGCTGCTCGTCGGTAATGCCGGGGATCTTGTTCTTCACATCTTCGCGTTTCATGGTGGAAACTCCTTTCGTTGGGTGTGACCACAGTTTTTTACACTGTTCGCTGTCAGTATTCGGTCTTGGGCGGGGTACGCACCGCCCGCTGCGTGGTGTCCATTTTGTCCTCATGCGGGCAAAACGGGCATGAAAAAAGCACCATGCTTTTACACGGTGCTTTGAAAATGGGCAACAAAAAACCACGGTGCGGGTGCATCGTGGTTGGTAGCTTATTCGCCCATTTCCTTGTAAACGTGGCAACCGAGACAAATCTTGTGGGCTTTGTCCCAACTGCAAGGTGGTTTATCATCACCGGTTAAGCAAAGGCTGTCGTTCCCGATATTAGAGACATCGAAGCATAAGCCACAGTCGATTTTACGGTTGTAGATGGGACAAAACCATTCTTCAAGTTTTACATCGGCGCTAATGTGGAATTCCATGCTTCTCAACCACCTCCATCAATTTTTTGCCGCCATCATCCAATGGCCCAAGAGTAGAAATAACACCGTTAGATCGGACGGCAACGAAACCCTGCTCAGAATAATAAACTATCTGACCACCGTTCCATTGCGAAAGTGCAACCTTCGAAGCCGAAATGATTTTGTCACAATCAGCCAAAGTCATTTTGCGCTCTATCATGCGTTGGAAAACATGGTCACGATTAACAATAAGTTCATTCGGGGCAGAGGGCGATTCAATCAGTTTACCGGTCGATTTTATTGTACCATTATCACGCAGCTGCTGCAACTCCTTGTTTGCTGCATCGAAACGTTCCTGCTTTCGGGCTGTATAGTTGGCCTTTCCCGCCTCACTCCTGCCAAACTTCGGCACGCTGGTGCGGGCGCTGTCTACCCGCCCACCGGTGGCCTTGGCAAACTCCGCAAGGCTCTGCCGGGCGGCTCGCAGCCGCACAGCGGCGTCGGTGGGGTCCAGCCCGGCGGCGTCCTCTGCCAGATACCGCTTTTTCCAGCGGCGGACGTTTCGCTCCCGGGCACGCTGCATCTGGGATATCTCGTAGGCGGTGTATTTTTTGCCGTTCCACTCGATGTTCCGGGCGTTCAGCTCCCGCAGCTGCTCCTGTGTCCATTGGGGCGGGTCGCCAAGCTCCGGGAATACCGCGAAAAAGGTGTGTCGGCAGTTCCAGCCGCACAGCCCGGCCCCGGTGCCGTAGCCGGTGGCGGCCTCGAAATCCGGGTAATGCTTTCCCATGTAGTCCACCGCACCGCCCCGGTGGAACTGCCTGCCCTGCCACTCGGCGTGGCTGGGGCGTGCACCGCCGTGGGCGGTGGTCTCGAAGAACTCAACCCCCATCTCGTCGGCGCGGGCCACCTGCAGCTTGCCTGCGGTCTGGTTGACGCCGGTCAGGATGGCCCGCCGTGCGGCCACCTCGATGCTGTCCTTGTGGCCGGTTGGGTAGGTGACGAACTTCATGCCGTCTGCAAGGCTGTCCACAGCCTGTTTGACGGCGGTTTTGTAGTCGAAGGCACCGGTGCTCACCTTGGCCCATGCGGCGTCCAGGGTGCGTTCAAACTGGCCTGTGACGGTGTTGGCCGTGGTGGCGGTCAGGTTCTTCCAGGTGCCCGCCGTCTGGCGTGCTCCGGCGTCCAGCAGATTGTTCAGTGCGGCGCTCTCTTCAAAGGGCGTCGGCTCCAGCCCATAGTGGTAATAGATGGCGTCCTCCCGCTCCATGGCTTCGGTGGCCGCCTGCAAAAGCAACTGCCGGATGGCGGTGTCGCTCTTGCCGCTGTACTTGGCCAGCAGCTTGACCACGTCGCTGCGCAGGGCTTCGGTCTGCTGGTAGCGCCACAGCTGCCACTTGGCCGTCTCGGTGAGGGTGCCGGTCTTGGCGATGCGCCGGGCGATGTCCTTTAAAATCTCATCCTCGACGCCCTGCCACAGCGCCACAAAGGCGTCCGGCATGCGGTCGAGGGCAGACGGCGGCAGCATCAGGCACCCCCGCCAAAGGTGAGGGTTTCGTCCGCCTGGCTGTCGGCCTTGGCTTCCTCGGTCCACCGGTGGGCCTCGTCCTCGCTCAGGCCATAGCGTGCGGCGAGGTAGCGGCAGCGGGGCACAAGGCCTGCCAGAGCGTCCTCCCGCAGCTGCGCGGTGCGCTCCTGCTGACTGATGATATAGCTGTCGTCCCAGTTGACGGATATGCTGGTGTCCGGGTCCACGTCCGCGCCCAGCAGGTTCTTTGCCGCCCACAGGATGGCCCGCAGGATGCCGATCAGCGCGTTCTCGATGGGAATCTGGTTCTTGTTGGCGTTCTGCACCAGATCCTGCCGGCTGCCGGTGTACTCGGTGGCGGTGGCCACGGTGCCGTTCTCGAAGCTGTAGCGGTGGCAGCCCAGCCCGCACTTGAAGCTCATCAGGTTCAGCATGTCCTGTACCGCCTGGTGGTTCTGCTCGGTGCGCAGGTCGGGGTTGTACTCGTGCCACTCCGGGGAGGCATCCAGACTGCCGTCCCGCCCCGGCAGGGAATAAAACTGCTGGGTGCTCAGGTCGTCGGGCGGGATGTACCGGGGCTTGCCGTCATCGCCGATCACCACCTTGCACAGGCTGCGGTCGTAGAAGATTTTCTTGCCGCCGAGATACAGGTCCTGCCGGTAGTTGTCAAAGGCAAGGTCCACGCCCTGGGCGGCGTCCAGCGCCTCGGCAAAGACGCTCATGCCCAGCCCAAGGCCGGTGTCAATATTCTTGAGCGCCGCCGGGCTGAATAGCGCAAACCACGCCGGGGAGCCGTCCACGGTCAGGCTCTCCACCATGCCCGGCGGGGCCTTGTGCGGAGTGAACACCGGCGTGCCGTCCGGCCCCTCAGAAATGGCAAACCACTCGTTGCGGACGGTGCGCTGCGTGCCGCTGACCGTGTGGGTCTGCAGGTAGGCGCAGGGCCTGCCGTCCATGAGGCACTCGGAAATAAACGCCGCTTCGGTGACCACGCCCCGCTCCACCCGCAGCGGAAGGATGCAGGACGCCGGGTCGTAGTCCAGCCGGATGCGGGCATCCGGGTCCGCTTCCAGCGTGCCGTTTTTGCCCCGGACGCCCTCCACGCTCAGCACGAACGCGCCGGTGCCGGACCAGTAGGCCTTTTCCACCAGCTGGTTGGCGTTTGGCCAGAAATGCAGCTGCCGCAAAAGCCCGCCGGTCTGCTGCTCGTCGCTGCCCAGCAGATAGGCCGCGGTGGCCGCGTCCCCGATCCGGAAGGTGGTCTGATCGTTGAGCAGCAGGTTCGCCCAGTCCTCACAGACGTGCTTGGGCATCCGCAGCGAAGCCCGGCGGCGGGTGTGGTCGCCGTCCTCGCGCCGGATGCGGATGTTGTGCACGCCGGGCACGTTGCCCTGCCACCACTGCCGCCACGTCTCAATGCGGCTATAGTAGGACGGATCCAGCTGCAGATTCTTCGTTTTGTTCGTTTTGTTCAGGTATTCGATAAAAGCAATGACGTTCATCGTGCAGTCAGTCTCCTGTAGTCGCGCTCAATGGTGTACTCGAACGCATCCAGTGTGTCAATGTCGGTGGTGCCATCGTCCAGACGCTCGTCGATGCCGGGGTGCTTCTGGCTCCACAGGGCGGTGGCCAGTGCATCCCGCAGGGTGGCGGCTTCGGGCAGATACCAGAACCGCCCGCCGCCCATGAGGATGGACGTCAGGCGGATGCGGTCGATGATCTGGATCTTAGCGGAGTTGTTCACCCGGTCGGCCAGCCAGAACAGGTTGCTGGCCCGCAGCCGGGCACGGATGTGGTTGATGAGGGTCTGTTCGGCGCTGTCGCAGAACAGGTAGTGGATCTCGCCGTACCTTGCAAACACCGCCGTGCAGAAGGTGATGAGCTGCGAAGCGAGGTAATCGGCATCCTGATGTTTCGGGTCGATGCGGGCGGAAGCCAGCCCCACGACGCCCGCGTAGTACGGCAGGATGCCGGTGGCCACGAAGGCGTGCTGGGAACCGTTGCCGCCGAAGTCCACCCCGATGTGGACGCGCCACGGTTTGCAGGGCGTCCCGGCGGGCCAGAGGAACCGGCGGTCGCCGCCCTCGGCAAGGCTGTCGGCGAAGGGCTGGTAGATGATGCCGCCTGCCGCAGCCCACTGGCCGAGAATAAACCGGTTGTAGTACACCGTGCCGGCATATTCTTTTTTCAGCTGCGCCACGAACTCCGGCGGCAGGGTGGGGTTGTCGTCGATGGTGTAGGCCTGACAGTAAATGTCAGCATCACTGTCGAGGAACCGCTTGAACCAGTGCTGGGGGTTATCCGGGTTGCAGGTGCCGTCAAAATGGCTGTGCGGGCAGGAAAGGCGGCTCTTGAGCATCTGAAAGACGCCCTCGTCCCAGGTGGTGATCTCGTCACCGTAGGCATACTCGAAGGCAGCGCCCTGGATGCGGGCAATGTGCTTTTTGTTGTCGGCACCGAGGACATACACCTTGCGACCGAACAGCTGCACGATGTTTCCGGACGCCGAGGTGCGCACGATGCCCACCAGATCCGGCCCCCAAAGCGCCCGCATGGGCTCCAGCACGTTGCGCTCCAGCGTGCCCAGGGTGTTGCCCAGCATGACCAGCAGACCCTCGTCCCGCGCGGCAAGGATGCGCTGCGGGATGGTGACGGCACAGTCCAGATAGGTCTTGCCGCTTCGGGTGGCCCCGGTCTTGATGTTCCAGCGGTGGGAGCAGCTGCGGAGAAACGCTTGCTGATACTCAGTCAATGGCACTGTCGATCCCTCCCAGCAGTTTGCGGGCATTTTCCAGTGCGTCTGCACCGGGGTCCTCCTGCGGGGCTTCCTCGCCCAGCATCTTCAGCAGCACCCCGGCGGCGCGGGCATCGCCGCGCTTGGCGGCTTCGGCCATGCCCATGACCACGCTCATCTGGTTATCCACGTCCTCCGGGTCCACCTCATCCCGCAGCAGGGCATTCACCCGGCGGCGGTCGGTCTCCGGCAGGCTGAGGTAGTAGTCCGCCGCTTCCTTCATGCTGCGTTTGCGGCGGCGTGCCTTGCCGGACGCAATGCCGCCCTGCTGGGCGATCTCTCTCTGTTCGCTCTCCGTTCGCTTGTTGAACGGGATAAGATTCTTTTCGTTGGACACGTCACCACCTCTCATGGTTCAGGTAAAACAAAAGCCGCCCCGGAGGACGGCAGAAATATGCAAAGGATGCCCGGCTGGTACATTCAGGCTGTTGGTCGGTAAAGGTTGTTCCCCTGTCGCAGCCGGGCAGCACAAAGCCCGCAGGATTGAAGGGAGTAAACCTTTCCTGCGGGCTCTTGCGATGATACTATTTTATCATGAAATCAAAGACATGTCACTGACGTCGTACTGACGTTTTACTGACATCTGTCACAGTTCCAAAGCATCCACACCTTTACGGTGATGACGGTAAACCTGCCGTACACAGATGCTCATCTTCTGTGCAATCTGCTCCCAGTCCTGAAAGCGGAGATACTTCAGCCGCAGGACCTCGTAATCCTTCGGGTCGTCCACATCCTCCAGTCGGGCCATAAGTTCGGCGTGGAGATCATCACACAGCATGATCTGTGCATTCAAGGCTTTCTCGGCTCGTTCAATACGTTCTACAGTTCGTGCCAGACTCTGCCCATCACCGCTGCCGCCCGGCATTCCGGTCAGTTGCTGCGTGGTACAACCGGTGTCACGTTCTGCTTCATCTAAATCATCTCGCAGGTGCTTGGCCTTTACCATAGCGTCCCCGTACCGACTGAGCCAGCGTCTTTTCTCTTCGTAGGTCATGCCAGCTCCTCCACCCGGACGAACACCCCGCAGGGGTCCGACCAGAACTTCTCCACAATCTCGCTGCACACCTGGGCATCGTCGTCCCAGAAGTGCAGGCGGGTCATCTCATCCTTGAGGGCCTTTTCCAGGTTGTCGGTGTCGGGTTTGCTGGTGCGCCACTCGCCGCTGCGGCGCTTGCCCTCGGTGGGGAAGCACCACTTGACCAGCAGGCGCACCGGCTGGCCTGCCGGGATGGGCGCTTTGGGCGCATGGGGCGCGAGATATGCGTGGAGCTTGGCGCGGGCGGCT